CTCTTCCGATCTCTCAAGCGAACCCCGCTTGAGGCAGGTCACGGTTTGCGAGGAGATTGACTACCTCGGCCTCACTTCGGTGGGGTGCTACTTGTCACGTAGGGCACGGCGTCAGGTGCAAGTCAACGACATGTTGGCGCTTCGAACAGGGAGCGGGTTTCCTAGCTTGCGCGACATACCCAAGTGGATGCACAAACACGCGCGGGAGCGTCAGGGCGCGTGGGAGATCACGGTGTACGAGCAGGCGAAGCGGTCTTGGTTCAGAGGTGAGCGGGTGTATGAGTACCATGTAAGACTCACCGAGGAGGAGTATTCAAAACTCAGCCGCACCATGTACCATGGCCTTCGCAACTGCACGAAAGACACCCACTTCCACGCTGGGCTCGAGAATGCAGCACAAACACTGTGGCCCACAGGCAGTGTGGACCATGTTGTTATGCGCCACCTAGGCATTGCTGTTGTGATGATGTACCTCACGCACCGCGAGGTGCAGCGAGGCGGTGGTTGCATTCCATGCTGTCGCAAAAATCGGGTCGCGTGCAGGCTTGATCGCGTTAAGGAGGCACATGAGAGGGCTGGCATTTTGCCGCTCTTCCGCACGGCCGGGCGTGGGTCTCGGCCGGTTGCCGCAGCTCCGCAAAGGGACGACGCGTCGTCGGGGGGCGGTCCAGGAGGGGCCAACACCCCCCCTTCCGACGCGACGGTGGAAGAGGCCAGACCCCCTGTCCTCGATACACCATGCACGCCGGAGGACGTTGAGAATGGCGCGGGAGCGTCGGAAGACGGGCGGACCAAGAACAACGGGGATGTGGTTGGTGTTATAGGTCAACACTTCGACAAGACAGCACCTGTCAACCACATGCCCATTGTCGGTCTGCTTGTCGGTCCGTGCCAGAACAAGCCCAACGTCTACGCGAAAACGGTGGGCAACATCGAAGCTGCGAAATTGAAACGCATCGACGAGAAGGCCAGAGAACCGCACATAACCAAGGAGGAGAAAACAAGGCTGGGCAATGTGGTCCGCCGAGCCATGTCATCCCACAAAAGATGGGGGGTGTTCTCTGTGCAAAAGATCCAAGATTGGGCCATACGCCATTTTGACTTGGAAGCATGCCGCTCCGGCAAGTGGAGCATCACCCGTTTCAGGGCATCAATGGACAACTTGTATGCCAAGGAACATCCTAAATATTCCTTCAAGACGGACGTCAAGTTGGAATGTATGCCCGAGGGCAAGGCGCCACGCATGCTGATAGCAGATGGCGATGACGGGCAGCTGATGGCTTTGGCCGTAGTCAAGTGCTTTGAGGAATTGCTGTTCGAACACTTTGAGAAGAAGAGCATAAAGCATTTGCCCAAGGATGAAGCCATGAGGCGGGTTGTTGGCGAGTTGAGGAAGAAAGGAGCTAGAGCCGTCGAAGGGGACGGTTCCGCGTGGGACACTACATGCAACGTTCTCATACGTTCGCTGGTAGAAAATCCCATCCTCAGGCACATCTTTGATGTTCTGGGCCAGTATGGCGTGATTCCTTCTACGTGGATGGAGGAACACTGCAAGGCCTGTGAACAGAAAAAGCTGAAGCTTTTCTTCGCCAACAAGTTCGAGTCTATCAGCGTCACGATTGACGCGATCCGGCGATCGGGTCACCGTGGCACTTCGTGTCTCAATTGGTGGATCAATTTCGTGATGTGGATTTCGTCCGTGTTTGCTGAGCCAGAAAGATTTCTGGACGTGGACGTCAGGAAGGGCAAGGATCTCACCGGGTGCGAACGGTGGTGGAATGGTGCTTTCGAAGGCGACGACTCGCTGTGCACCATGAAGCCGCCCATGATTGAAGGTGACGAGATGTCCGTAAAGTTCCTGAAGTTCTGGGAGAATGTTGGCTTCAATATGAAGATCGTCTTCTGTGACAAGCGCGCCACATTCGTGGGATGGCACATCGGCTGCGACGACGGGGAGCTGAACGACTTCAGGTCCCCGGAGTTGCCCCGTGCCATGGCCAATTCTGGCGTGAGCGTGTCACCTGAAGCCATAAGAGCAGCGAAGGACGGCAACAGAAAAGTCGCCGACGTGTTGGCGGCTGCCTCAGCTTTGGCTCGCGCTAGTGATTTCTCCGGCATTTTGCCAAGCGTCTCCAATAAGTACTTGGAGTACGCGGAAAGCCTCACCATGAGCAACTTTCAGGATCGCGAGATGAGTCTCAGGTCATTCGGTGAGGACGGGCACAGCGCAGCCGACGTGCGAGCTAGGATAAGGGAACGAAACGTTACGGTGAGCCCCGACGAGGAGCAGACTACTCTGAATGCGCTCGGCTACTCTGCTACGCATGACGAGATAGCCACGTTTACAGAATATGCGTGGACCATGGATCCTCATGTGCTCACCGATTACGACTCCTTCAAGGAGTCACTTCCTCCCTCGTGGAGGACCGCTTAACCCTAAGTAGAAATTGCATGCACGTAATTCGCACGACGGTAATTGACAGGGGTGCCCCAGGCAAGACAACGGTCTGGGGTGAGAATCGCACGACGCTATGCAATCCGGTACTACCTGCCACCGCCCGAGCGTCGCACCTGTAGAAGGGCCCAGGTGTTGGGAGGTGACGAAGTTCATCTCCCGGTGCGAGCCTTATTCTTTTGCCATCCCGGCCCGTGGGATGGTGGAAGCCTGGCGGTGGGGACGGGACCCACCTGAGGTGAAGGCCAGTTGGGAGGGGGAGATAGGCACCCCTAAGGTTTGGCCAGCCTTAATCCCAGCGCTACGAGTCGGCCCGGCCCGGGGCCCCCACAAGGGGTCAACAGTGGTCTCATGCTGGCAACGGCATGAGGTTGCAAGCCGACCTTGCGAATGGTTGCGGACGCTAGGCGTGGGGCAACCACGCTGGCAGTGGAAAGATTTCCGTGCTCCGTCGTACGCTCTGGAGGAGGCGAAGAGGTCAGAGCCAACCGTTAGTAGTTTGACCTCTGGACGTCACGACGGATACTCCGACATTGCGGCCGGGGTCTGGAAGCTGTCGCCTATGTACATATCGGGCATGCAACACCCCAGCTCGGGATTTAGCCACCATGGCATAAGGGAACCCCTTGAGCTAATTCGCGTGAATTGGGATTCGGTGTATGCAAGCACCGAAATTCGACTGCCGTGTGATTGAGCGGTTGGTGCACACGACCATCGTGGGCCATGGCGAGACGTGCGGGTGTGCGGAAGAAGGTCAAGCAGCAGGGCCGTCGGTCCCGAGCCGACAAGGTCTTGGGGCAGGGCACTGGCCGCACGGTCCGCAGGGCGTTTGGGGGCAACAGGCGTGCCGTAGGGTTGGAGGGATGGGATGCGTTCTCGCCCGCCCACCTACCGCTGCCCAGGTCTGTCGGCCCCTACACGGTGGTCAGGACATCCAAGTTGATATCCACGAACGACCGCGTGAATATCATCGGGTGCTTCACTTCCCTCACCAGTGCGGGCAAAACGGAACAGTGGACGACAACAGGTCTGCTGCGGTCGGTCAACTCCGGTCTTGCCATCAGTGCAGGCGGCAACACCCTCCTCGAGAACGTGCCGTTTCCCGGGGTTACTTTGACCGGATCTTCCATCTCTGCTGTCCCTGCGGCGATCTCGGTTCAGGTGATGAACCCGAACCCGCTGCAGACCACGCAGGGCATCGTGGCAGCAGCAGTCTGCCCGACCCAGCTAGACCTACGTGGCCGGTCTGAGACGTGGGCTGACTTCGGCACTGAGTTCATCTCCTTCATGCGGCCGAGGCTCTTGTCTGCCGGCAAGCTTGCACTTCGGGGGGTGCAGCTGGATTCGTACCCATTGAACATGAGTTCTCTGGCCGATTTCCTCCCCGTCGTGGCCGGAGTTACTGGTCCAATCGACTGGACCAGCGGCTCCACGTACCACCCAACAGGGTTCGCGCCCATTGTCATTGTCAATGAAGCTTCGGCCGACACCCCGCCCCTCGAACTGGACCTTCTCATAACTGTTGAGTGGCGTGTGCGCTTCGACATCGGCAACCCCGCCGTGTCGTCACACACCCACCACGGGGTCAGCAGCGACGCACACTGGGATCGGCTGATTAAGGCCGCGGTGGATCGCGGAGCTGGCGCTCTCGACATCGTGGAGAAGGTGGCCAACACCGGGGCTGCGATATCCAATGCATTTGCGGCCATGAGGGGGCCTCGACTCCCCATGTTAGTCGACTAATTATACGCGGAAAACAGCAGGTAACCGTCGGAGCGGCCGCCCCACTCACGGGGCGGTAATCAGCGCGTCTGGAAATAGGGTTTTGGGTTCCCGCGCTTAAAGAAATCCCATCCCGGGCCCCCGCCAAGCCCAGTAACAAAAGGCC